CCGGTGAGCTGCAGGTGCAGTTTGTGGCAAAGTCTGCAGCCGGCACAGAAATTATCAAGCTGCAGTCTAACGGCTTGCAAATCAGCCCAAGCGTGGAAGGCACGGCTGCACCGCCTAAAAACATGTTCGAGGCCGCCCTGGCACAGATGCAGGATTTAGCAGACACTGCGGCCAATGCGGCCGCACAGAGCAAGCAGGACGCGGAGCGCGCGGACGATGCTGTGGCGACTACCGCGGAAAATGTTGCAGTAGCAGAAAAAGCGGTTGAAACGGCAAAAGAAAGTGTAAAGGAAGCTGCTGGCCTTGTAGAACAAACTGAAGCGAAGGCGGCAGCGGCAGAAGCCAGCGCCAAGCTGGCGGAAAGCTGGGCTGTGGGCGGCACGGGGAGCCGAGAGGGCGAGGACACCGACAACGCCAAATACTATGCACAGATTGCACAGCAGGTGGCACAGGGAGGCGTAGGATACTATGAGACGCCTGAAGCGCTGCGCACTGCTCATCCTACCGGACAAGCTGGCAACTGGGCAATCGTCGGAAGCACTGACACTATCTGGGTTTGGGATACAGATACCAATGACTGGATAGACAGCCACGGAAACATTGACCTGTCAAATTACTATACAAAGACAGAGGCAGATGCAAGGTTTTCGGCTATATCCAGTGGAGTGCCTACCGTATCGGCAACGAAAGAGCAATACTATTTTGATATTGATTTGCCAAGCACAAATCAATTTGTCATTGTGCCAAATGCAGCCTATGCAACAGGGGACACATTCCGCATTGCGGGCCGTGCTGTGGCAGCTATGCTTCCCAATGGTGATTCCCTGCCGGATGCTTTTTTCGCAGCCAATGCCAAAGTAATGTGCCTGTGGGCAGATACCGTCCTGTACTTTGTCGGCGGTGGCGGTGGCACCGTGCCCAATAACGTAATGCTTTATAGAATGGATGACGGCACCCCAGGGCAACAACCCGAACAAACCATATGGGGCCAAACATCAGACGGGCAAGACGCCTATGTGCACAGCTGCACCAAGGCGGTATATGACTCAGAGAGCGAGAAAACCTTAGATGTTTTACTTAGGGAAATGTTATTGGCAGAACTTCCTCAGCCCGGACAGTGGAACTTTGCGCCATATCGCATTTCTTATGGTGAGGGTGGAGTCAATGCCAAGCGTCACCCATGGGTAAATTTTGATGACGACCTCGACAAAACGGTATATGCCGCACTATATGCTGCCATTGGCGACACCATGAGCGACGGCGCCGCAGACGGCATGTTCAACTGCAAAAAATTGGCAGATAGGTTTCCACTTGTTTGTGGTGCTAATTTTAGCCTAGGTAGTCAGGGCGGCAAAAA